AAAGAGGTGCGGGAACTGCGCGCGGGCGGCTGGATCGACATTCGGCAATGCTTGCCTGAGTTTGGGCGATGCGTGCTGATAGCGTTCGCTGATGGCGGAGTCGATATGTCGCACCGATACCGGATCAATCAAGGCGTGGAGTGGTCGGGCGTGATGCACGACTATCACGAGCCGCCGACGCATTGGATGCCGTTGCCGAAAGCGCCGAAGAGCGAGGAAGAGATGGGAAGCGATGCATCGTGAACGACGCGCTGCGCAACGCGATTCGATACAAGGTCACTAATTACCCGCGCGCGCCCGCGAAACAGCCGCATGACGCGCGCGAGGTCCGCTGTTGGTACTGCTCGCGCCCGCACTTGGTCGGGGCGCGCTGCTGCTCTCCTGGTGACGTGCGGGGCTAGTCTTTGAACCGGCCAGTGCCGTCGCACGCGAAACACTCCTGATCCGTGCCGATGTCGGGGTCGCGCACCATGCGGCCGGTTCCGGCGCAGTTTCCGCAAACCGACTCTGCGCTTGCCTCGTGCAGGACTCGAAGCACTGCCGCAACGTTCTCGGGCGATACGTGCTTCCTCTCTTGTGGCGTAAGGAGCGCCATGATTTCGTAGACGGTCATCGCTTGCTCCAATGCTTGATGTATCGGAACGCGTCAAGGGCGGCGAACCCTTGCGCGCGAAGGTGGCGGTAATACGCGAGGCGTTCGGATTGCTTCTGCTCGAACTTCGCTTCGGGCGACTCGTTCAGCCAGTAATTGATGTCTGCGCGGTTCATGGTCGCCTCCTTAGATCGCTGCAACGCTGACAACCGCCGTCGATTCGCCGAAAGCCAGTTCCATCTCTTCGCATGCCGTGTCGCGAGCTTCGGCCGCGCTGCGCGCCTTCACGATGATGTCGAAGCCGCATGCGAACGTGACGTTGAATTTGCTCATTTTTATCTCTCCGGTTTCTGCGCTGCGGTCAGCGCGTGAGACAAATACTCTCACGGAGAGATGAGACAGTCAACAACTATTTTCACTGTTCTTTGCTCGGGAGAGGCCCGCATGTTCTCGGCAATCATAATCGCGGTCGCGCTGGCGATGCTCGCGCTTGCCATGATGCGCAAACGGCCCGCCATCCGGTCGGATGACGAGCACGCGAGGGAAAGTATCGGTTAGGATTTGCGAGCGGCGCTGCGGCCGGGCCAATTCGCCCACTTCTCGGCTTGCGTCGGCTCCGCGACTCGCTGCACTGCGATCACCAACTCTTCAGCGCGCATCGCCTTCCAGCGTTCGAGCGAGTCAATCACGTCCTGCACATCGCGCTCGATGCCCTTGTGACCGCGACCGCCGGCGACGAGTAGCTTTTTTGTCGCGTGTTGCAGGCAAGGATCGACGACGCCGAACAGGTCGAGCACGCGATAGACGTCGATCGACCCGAACGGGCACGGCTTGAAATAGTGGTTGTGTGCAGTCATTTCGGCTCCTTGTTCGCGGCTAGGATCGCGCGGGCGAACGCACGGCGCAACGCGACTTGCGAATTCATGCCTGCTCTGTCAGCCTCATTGTGAATTCGAATCACCGGAAGCGCGTACCATATGGCGTCAAGCTGCGCATCCGTCAGCGCCGCATCCTTCCCGGCGTCCGCACGCTCCTGACTCGCGGGGGGCGCGACGAACAGATTTACTTTGCTGTCGCCTAGTGCTTCGCCGCTGATGCCTTGCTCGCGAAGCCAGTTGAACACCCACATCATGTGGTCTTTCATGTCCTGCTTGGCTCGCCACAACTGAACGCAGCGAATCAGCATCAACTGATTCATCGCATTGCGCGAAGCTCGATCAGCGGCCTGATCGGACTCGGGCGTAGGTTCGTATTCTTCATCGTCGTGGGACGAAATCGCGGCTTTAGCATCTTCGAAGCCACATCTATACGCGTCACTCATCGAACCTGTCACTTCGATTTCTGCGTCGTTGACTTCCTGCACCCATTTCTTCAGCGCCTCTTCCCGCTCCGCATCCTTCCTGACGTCCGCACGCCGCTCGTCGCGCAACTCTGCGATGAACCTGTTTGCTTCGGTGTAGCGTTTCGCCATATCGTTGTAAAGGCGCTCCCAATCGATCGCCCCCGCTGTGTCGGCGTCCGCACGCTCAGGCGTAGGGGCGGCGATGATTTCGCGCACGCAATCGTAGAAGTCGCCCCAGTGAAATTCGGGAGCGCTTTCGCTGTCAGGGCGCATCCACTTCCGCGCGATTTCTGTCATGCGCTTCGCGTCAATCACCGGCTGCGCCTCACGCGGTGCGCACTCGGCATTCAAATGCGCTTCGTAAGCTTCTGCGCCGTCAAAATTCGGATCGCCCGGTTGCGTTGCCGGGTCGTATTTCGCTCGCTCAGGCGTAGGGGCGGCGTTCTCCGCTTGCATCGCGAATAGCTCATTTACGGAAAGCGAACCGTCCTCTTCTGGTTCACATTTTGCAATCGACTCGACCCACATTTTTCTAACGTGATCGATTGCGGCTCCAACAGTGCTGTGCGGGCCGCGCTTAAGCTGGTCTACCGCGTTCATCAATGCAGACTCATATCCCGCGTTGAATCCGATGTTCCATTCCTCGGTTAGATCAGCCTGCTTTTGCTCGTCCGGCTGCGCCTCACGCGGTGCGCACTCGGCTTGCGGGGCGGTGTAGAGCGGGCGAACCGGCGTGCTATCCGCAAAGTTCGGTTTGTGCGCTTGCGTATGCCAGTTCTGTGTCACTTCGTCTCTCCATTGCCACGCCACCGCCTCACCCTTGCCGCCATCGGCAAGCCAGAAGGTCCGGGCTTCATCGATATACGCGCCTTCATAGCGGGCGACGTTCCCTTTCTGGCGCTCAGTGAGGGCGAGCACTAGATTGCTTATGATTTCGCGTGCAGTCATTTCTTTTCCTTGGCAATGGCGGCGTCGATCTGCGCGCGCAAGTTGGAAGGCTCGTGTCCGCCATCATCGTCGGTGGGGCTGGACCAAAACATATCGCGCGAGCCATACGGCAACGGATCGCGCACGTTGATAACGCGTTCGCACAGCCAGTCCATGCGCTCCGAATCCTTGCCGCCATCGGCTAGAAGGGCGCGGGCTTCAGTGACCATCGCACTCATGTAGCCAACATCGTAAGCATCGCCGCGAAGTTTCGCGTTCTCGATGCAATTCTCCAGACCGCCGATCAGGCTTTCGATTCGATCTTGCATTTTTTCTCCCTGGCAATGGCGGCGTCCACGATGCGATCCAAGTCATCGCCGTCTTCCGGATAGTCTCCATCGCCAGCAAATACCATCGCATATACATCGCCGTGCACATCGGACAGCCCAAGCCTGATTCGCCGATACCGCTCCGCATCCCGCGCATCGCTCGAATCCTTGCCGCCATCGGCGCGGGACGACAGTGAGGCCAATTCCTCAATCACAGCTACGGCAGCGGTCATGTCATCCATCCGACCCGCATAATTGCGTGCCCATTTCGGCACGCCGTTGCTCCACCGCCCGTGCTCGCGCAGGTGCTTCCATTCGCGATAGCGCTTCGCATCGTCTGCCGCGCGTTTGTTGTCTGTCATTTCCGCTCCCTAGTCTGTGCGATCAGTTGATCGCTCGGAATCTGCGTCATCAGCGCGGCGAGTTCAAGCGCCCCGCTCTCGGTTTTCTGCATCAGCGTCGCGACAAGCGCGGCGCCCCGGTAAATCCACCACTTCACATAGGGCACGTCAGACCTCGAACGTGACCGGCACGGCGATTTTCAGCGCGCGTGCGTTGAGTCCGGCGCGGGCTTCGGCTTCGGTCTCGTACCAGTCCGCGTGACCGCCGGGAAAAATGTTCACGTAGACGGTTCTCGTCGTTTTCACTTCGTATCCTCTCTTTCGGGTTGTGCTGTGCTGAAATACTACCCGAACGAGAGCATATGTCAACAGGAGATTCAATGAAGCGCGCGCAATGCAAGGCGTTCGCGCGCTCCACTGGCGCGCAGTGCCAAGCGAAGGCGGTCCCCGGTAAAACCGTCTGCCGCATTCACGGCGGCGCATCGGACGGGGCGCCCAAGCAGAACCAACACGCCACGAAGCACGGCATTTACGGGAAGTTCCTGACCGATGAGGAAAAAGGCGACTTCGACGCGGTGACGGCGCGCATCGGCACGCTTGACGCGGAAATCACGCTGCTGCGGTTCCGCATGCGCCGGGCGCTAGATGCAGAGGCGAAGGCGTTCGAGAGCGACAAAGACGGCCTCGAAGTCGTGCAGCGTCACGATCGCGAGGCGTCCGAGTTCGGCCCAGGCGATGAAACGGTGCGCAAGCGCGTCGATTACGGCGAGCACGTCGAGCGCATCGCGCGGCGAATTGAATCGCTCGAACGCACGCGCGCCGAACTGCTGCGGATCGAGCGCGAGGCGGGCGGCGGCGGCGATGACGGCGGCATGACGGCGACAGACACATTCATCTCGCCTGACGAGCCGATCCCCGAAAAGCCGATTCTCTGATATGGCGAAACGACCAACAGGGCCGACGAGCGTATTCGAGTCGATCCAGCTAACGCCGAAGCAGGCGAACATTTACGCATGGGGATGGCAACCGAAGGCCCGTTTCCGCGATGCGGTGTGCGGGCGCCGATTCGGCAAGACGTTTCTCGGCGCGAAAGAGATGCGCCGCGCTGCGCAACTCGCGGCACGCTGGAAAGTAAGCCCCGATGACGAAATCTGGTATGCGGCGCCGACGTTCAAGCAAGCCAAGCGCGTATTCTGGCGGCGACTGAAGCGAGCTATCCCGCGCGCATGGATCGACGGCAAGCCGAACGAATCCGAGTGTTTCATTCTGCTCAAAACCGGGCACATCATCCGGATTGTCGGTCTCAATGAATACGACAACCTGCGCGGCTCCGGCTTGTTCTTCGCGCTCGTCGACGAATGGGCGGATTGCCCCTATGAGGCGTGGAAAGAAGTTTTGCGCCCGATGCTCTCGACGTGCAAATACGAAATCGACGGCATCAAGTATGTCGGCGGGCATTGCCTGCGCATCGGCACGCCGAAGGGCTTCAACCATTGCTATGACTCGTATGTTGCCGGGCAGGACGGCGGCGAGCCGGATCACAAATCGTGGCTCTATACCTCAGTGCAAGGCGGAAACGTCCCGCCCGAAGAGGTCGAAGCCGCGCGCCGCACGCTCGACCCTAGAACGTTCCGACAGGAATATGAAGGCTCGTTCGAGAACTACAGCGGGCGCGTCTATTACGACTTTCACCGGAAAGAATCGGTCAAGCCGTGCGCGTATAACCCGGCGCTCCCGCTTCACATCGGCATGGACTTTAACGTCAACCCAATGTCGGCGGTCGTTCATCAGGAGCAAGCGAACGGCGAAATCTGGTGTATCGCCGAGCACGTCATTCCGACGTCGAATACCGACGAGATGGCGGGCGTGCTGCGCGACGCATACGGCTTGCCGTCGTTCGACCCGCTAAAGCCGAAGCTCGATCACATCACGATCTATCCCGACCCGGCCGGCGCGCAACGCAAGACGAGCGCGCAAGGCAAAACGGATATTTCGATTCTTCGCTCGTATGGCTTCACGGTCATTGCGATGGACGCTCACCCTCTGGTGCGCGACCGGATCAATTACGTCAACGGGCGCATCAAGTCTGCGGACGGCACGCGCCATTACTTCGTCGACCCGTCGTGCAAAGAAACGGTCAAGTGCCTAGAGCAGTTGATCTACAAGGAAGGCACGAACGATCCGGACAAGGAACTCGGCTTCGATCACGTTCCCGACGCGATCGGCTATTACCTGTTCACGAAGTTCGTTCATATCCCCGCGAAGCGTCACCAATCGGAGCACATGATTCGATGAGCAAAATCAATTCGTTTTCGACGCTGTATTCGATGCACGTCATCGAACCCGAGTACGTCGACATCAACATCGAAACGATGTTCGAAGAGACCTCGCTTGAAACCATCTCGGCGGTTCTCATGCACACGCCTGACGGCGGAATGATCGGCTCGACGCATCTCACCCTATACCGGATTCATTGAATGTGGAAATCTCTCCGAGACCGACACCCGAAAGACAATGATTTACCCGATCGAGCGCACACAGTCGGTTGTTTGACGGCTGTTCTCGACGGCACGCAATACGACGTGCTGCCCCACTCGTTTCACACCGAGAAGAACGAATCCGAAGAGTACATTCCGCTGCGCGATCGCCGGCCATCAGTGCGTTACGCGCTCTGCTCGTCGGTCGTCGATGATTCGGTCGGCCTGCTGTTCAGCGAAGAGCATTTCCCGAAGGTCACGAGCGAGAACGCCGGCGCGGCCGAATCGCTCGAAGCGATCGCGAAGGATTGTCACCTGAACGAGACCATGATCGACGCGGCGACGCGCGGCTCGGTCGGCTCGGTCGCGGTGCTGATGCGCGTGCTGAAAAATCGGCTGTTCTTCGACGCACTGAACACGCAATACCTCACGCCTGTGTGGCAGGCCGACGCGCCCGACACGCTCGCGAAAGTCGTCGAACTGTACAAAACGAAGGGTCGCGCGCTCAAGGCGCTCGGCTATCCGATCGGCGACGACGACCTTGCGAAAGATTACTGGTTCCGGCGCGAATGGGATCAAAGCGCCGAATCATGGTTCGTCCCGATGCCGGTCGCGAAGGAAAACGACCCGGAAGCGATGACGCGCGACGCCGGCCGCTCGGTCTCGCACGCGCTCGGCTTCGTGCCTATCGTCTGGATTCGCAACCTCCCAGGCGGCGACGACATCGACGGCAAATGCACGTTCGCGAAGGCGATCGACACGAACATCGAACTCGATTACCTGCTCTCGCAAGGCGGGCGCGCGCTGAAGTACGCGAGCGACCCGACGCTGATGATCAAAGAGCCGGCAACAGGTCAAGGCGGCTCGCTCGTCAAGGGCGCCGGCAACGCGATCACGGTCGGCGCTGACGGCGACGCGAAGTTGCTCGAAATGAGCGGCGACGGCACGAACGCGCTGCTCGAATACGTGCGCCTCGCGCGACAAGTTGCGCTCGAATCCATTCACGGCAACAAGGCCGACGCCGACAAGATCGCCGCCGCGCAGTCGGGCCGCGCGATGGAACTCATGAATCAGGCGCTTATCTGGCTCGCCGACAAGCTGCGCATCTCCTACGGCGAGAAAGGCTTGCTGCAACTCTATCGCATGATCGCGAAGGCGTCGCAGAAAGCCGCGTTGGTCGACTCGAACGGCGAGAAGATTCCCGCCATCAAGACCGACAAGCCGTTCGCGCTGAAATGGCCGGCATGGTATAGCCCGACCTGGGCCGACAAGACCAACGAGGCGACGACGCTCGGCGCACTGACGTCGGGCGGCTTGCTCTCGAAGCAGACCGCAACGGAGTCGATCGCCGAGCAATACGACGTCGAGGACGTTCCCGCCGAACTCACGCGGATCAAGGGCGAAACCGCTGATGCGGACGCTCGCGAAATCGCGAAGGCGACGGCTATCAAGCCGATTCCAGACAATACGGGGAATTAATGGACGTAGATTTGCGCCTGGGCGATTGCCTCGACGTGATGGCGACGCTCGCCGATAAGAGCGTGGATTTGATTCTGTGCGATTTGCCCTACGGCACGACGGCGTGCAAGTGGGATAGCGTGATTCCGTTTGAGCCGCTATGGGCGCAGTACCGGCGCATAGCGAAGCCGAACGCGGCGATTGTGCTTACGGCGAGTCAGCCGTTCACGACGGCGCTGATCGCGTCGAACTTGAAAGACTTTCGCTATTCGTGGGTTTGGGATAAGAAAATCTCAGGAAACCCATTTCTGGCGAAGCGGCAACCGCTGAAGGTTCACGAGGACGTTTGCGTTTTCAGTGTGAAGCCGCACGCGTATTCGCCGCAGATGCGTAAAGGTCAGATGCGCGCGAAGGGTGGCGGGAAAAGCAACCTATTCGACACGGCGCACGCTGCCGCGGTCGTCAATGACGAGTATTACCCAACCTCAATCATTGAGTTCTCGAACGCGAAGCGCGGCGTTCATCCCACGCAAAAGCCCGTCGCGCTGATGGAATACCTAATCCGCACGTACACGAACGAAGGCGACACGGTGCTCGATAACTGCATGGGTTCCGGCACGACTGGCGTCGCAGCCGCGCGCACTGGCCGACGATTCATCGGCATCGAGCGCGACGCGGATTACTTCGCCATCGCAACACGGCGCATCGCTGAAGCGGCGCCGAAAGATTTACTTGCAGCATAAGCCGCGCAGATGCGCAACACCGAACGGCCCGCTCGATGCGGGCTTTTTTCATTTTTAGGGCGGGCAGATGCCCGAATCCAAACACATGCGAATCTCGAATCTCCTTTCCTTCCTGCTCGGCTTCTCCGCAACGTTCCGCCTCGGCGTCGAAGGTGACGACAACCCCGGCGGCAACGCACCGGACAACCGGGCGGCGCCGAAAGAGTCATTTTCCCGCGAGTACGTGAGCGAACTGCGCGAAGAAAACAAGTCGTGGCGGCTGAAGATCAGCGAGCGCGACACCGAACTCTCGACGCTCAAAGCGAAGGTCGCGGAACTCGAAACCGGCAGCAAAGACGCGCTCACGAAGGCCGAACAAGCCGCGAACGATCGCGTGCTGCGCGCCGAACTGAAAGCGGTCGCTGCGAAGCACGGCGTCGTCGACGTGAACGACGCGCTGAAGGTGCTCGACCTCGCCGGCGTGAAACTCGACGAGAAAGGCGACCTCATCGGCGCCGACGAACTGTTCGACGCCGCGAAGAAGGCGAAACCGTACCTCTTCGCCGCAGTGAGCACGTCGAGCACGAGCAAGACGCCGCCCGCCGGCGCCCCGAAGCCGGTCGATGTTCGCACCGCAGACGCGAAGGATTACGAGGCACAAAAAGCGGCGTACCTGAAGGCGTCGCGCTAACCCGCCCGAACCGAGCAGTAACCCATCCAACGAAGCCCGCCATTGCGCGGGCTTTTTGCTTTTAAGGACGCATCACACATGCCGATCAGCAATTTCCCCGCCGCTCTTCAACCGGCGATTCAGCAAGGTTTCCTGGCTCGCGAATTCCAAGCGGGTCTGGAATCGCAAATCACCTACCGCGCCGTCGCCGATCGCGAGAAGTTCGCGAACGCGGTCGGTGAAACGATCACCAAGACCCGCCGCGGCCTGAAGGCGCCCGTTACGGCTCCGCTGAACCCGGCCGGCAACACGAACCTCGACAACGGTCTCACGCCGTCCGGCTGGACCATCGAGCAGTACACGCTCGGCATCGATATGTACGGCGACACGATGGACCTGAACATGGTGACGACTCGCGTCGGCATCGCGTCGCAGTTCCTCCAGAACGCGCATGTGAACGGCGTTCAGGCGATGCAATCGCTCGACCGTCTCGCGCGTAACAAGCTGTTCGGCGCATACCTGTCGGGCAACACCCGCGTTCG